AGCCAAGAAGGAAGTTGCAAAGGTCACATCAAAGACAAAGGCAGACGCCGATGAAGAGGCCTGATTTCTACACGGTTGTGCAAGTAATTGAAAAGTTGATCTTGCTTGGAGGTGTGGTCTTCTTTAGCGCGATGCTGACAAGCTTCGCAATTAAATGCGCTGAACACCAAGGGTTTTAATTGTGCACGAACACTTACCATTACTGACGTTACTTGCGTTTCTTGCAATGCTTTGAAAGGACTACACATGGCCGCATATAGAAAAACCACGCTAGAACAGCCGATGTTTGAGGGTTCAAGGAACACCCTTGGCAACGCTGCCAACATCATGCTTCGTGAAGCAGACAGGCTTGAAAAGATTTATGGCTTTGTGCGACAAGCGCGATTGCTTCGCATTGAGGCCGCAAACGTTTTCAATCGTGTGGCGTACCTACAAGAGTTGGAGGATTTGTTTGAAGAAGAATTTGAGAAAGCGCCCTGAGTCTTGTTGACAAGGGGGGTTGACAGAGTGATTATGTCCCCGTTAGAGAAGAGATCATGATGGAGAAGAACAACATGACAAATGAATTGATTACCGTTGCTGTCGTGACTGAAGACGGGCGTGTTTCTGTTGAAGAAATGCCCAACACCTTGGTCGAGTATCAGACCCGCGTCGGTGGATACATCGAGCCTGTGACGTTCGAGTGGAACGGACAGGAGTGCACGGCATTCGTGGATGAAGAAGGTTTGATCAAAGGCAAGGCGATGAACCCATTGCTTTGCATGATCGTTGGACACCCGTTCTTGGTGGGCACGGGTCTCCTGTGTGGAGGCGTTGACAGCGAAGGCAACAGCCTTGGTCTCCCCAAGACGTTTGCCAATGCCCTGCGTGGCTTCACTGAAAAAGCCGAAGGGCCAGTCACCGAAGAAACCACATCTTTGTAGTCGAGTCTTCGACTACCTCCATCTCCGCCCCCTCCTGAAGTTACGACGGAGGGGGCGGTTTTTCATTCACACTTGACAAATCAAGTTTACGTATGTATACTTTGATTGTTCCATTTGCAAAATTACTTACACAGGAGAAGAACAAATGTGTAGCGAAGACATGACATTACAGAGATGTGCGATCAAGACGATGGAGGTTCTTGATCACGCCAACCGCCTGTTCCCTTCGATGTGCTACTTCGAGGGTTGGGGCGCCCCATCGCGGACAAACTGGAACGCCGTCATCGATGACAATTGGAGTGATGATAACCCTTTGCTCAAGGGCTGGCGTGCTTTGGAGGCAGAGCTTTGCAGACTTACTGACATGACTTCTGCGCTTATGTTGGCAGAAGGCGTGGACCTCCGAGACATAGGCCTACACAACGATGTGATCAACGTGGAGATGGGCCAGCTTTCGCGGCTTATTGGCACCCGTTACATGAAGGAGCACGCAGAAATGAAGTTCGAAGAAATTTTTGGTGACCTTAAACTGGATGATTAATTATGAGTGATGAACGCAACGAAGGTATGCAGGAGTTCTGTGTTGATTTTGGCTGGATGGTCCGGCAGGCGCAGACACAGAGACTGAGCGTGAGTGAAATTGCACGGGGTGCCGGGGTGTGCAGGCACACCGTGCAGAAGATGCTTCATAACCCCGACAAAGCCAATCCCCGGCTTAAGACTTGCCAAGCTGTGATCAATTCAATTGAGACACTTGTTGCAGAACTTGAGAGCGCGAGGCAAGAGTGAAACTTCCAATCTCAGAGATTCACACCACAGACCTGACAGACTCATGCCCAAGGCGAGTGTTGTTGCGCTGGGAGGGCAAACTACTTCCCCACGCCCCGACCGCTCTGGTTCGCGGGATGGTTGCAGGGTCAGCGTGCAGGTTCATGCACGAAACTGGATCTTGGAATGACGCGAAGTCTGCAACTGCATGGGGCCTTTGGCAAACACAAAAAGACCTTGAAGAAGACCGCCGTGAAATGACTGATGCGGTGGTGAAGAACATGGAGACCATGTTGAAAGAGGTCGAGGTCATGGCGGAGCAATACTCACTTCGCTTTAGGGATCTGTTCAGCAGAACAGACCTTGTGGGCTGTGAGGTTCCATGCAAGATGACGATTGGCGACACTGAGTTTGCAAGCCATACAGACTTGATGGTCCGGGATTCCGGAAACGCCTTTGGATTCGGCAAAGACAGGCTGTTGATCTTTGATTGGAAGTGGAGGCAGGATGTGCCAACGAAGGCGTACTTGGCCCGCAACATGCAGTTTGCAACGTACTGGTTGATGGCGAATCAAGGCACGTTTCTTATTGAAGAATGGGCTGGGTATTGCCCCATTGGAAATGCAGAGGACGCTAAGTTGATTTGGGTGCACCTCCCGTACCTGAAACCCTTTGGTCGGAAGACGATTGTCAAGGACGACGAAGGCAAGGAGCGCGAGTTTTCCAAAGGCGATACCCGGCCCATTCGCACGATACTTCGACACGCAGACTTCCTGCCTGAACACAGGCAGGAGATAATCGACGCCATTACACACCGCGTTGAGATGTATAAAGCTGGATACTTTCCAGCGTCACCAGAGCCTGCCAAGTGTCACTTGTGCGAGGCTGAGAGTTTTTGTTACCGGTTCGACACAAGTCCACTAGAAGGGGACCACAATGGCTGAACTGACTTTTTCAGAAGAAGAGAAGCGGTTTATTAAAAACCGTTTTCGACTTGGCGACGACCAACTGGAAGTGTTCCTGTCGGCGTCAAAGAGGTATGGGCTGAACCCCATTGCAAACCAGATTTACCCACAGACACGTGGCAACAACATGACCATCACCACAGGGATCGATGGTTATCGCTTGATTGCTGATCGAACCGGCAAGTACGCAGGCAATGATGACCCGGTCTTTGATGACGAAGAGACTCCGCGCAAAGCAACGGTCACCGTCTACAAGATGGTGCACGGCGAACGTTGTGGGTTCTCCGCCACTGCAAGGTGGGATCAGTATTTCCCCGGCGAGAAGCAGGGGTTTATGTGGAAGAAGATGCCGCACCTCATGCTTGGCAAGTGTGCTGAAGCCCTTGCAATTCGCAAGGCGTTTCCCGCAGAGTTGGCCGGGCTTTACACCAGCGAAGAGATGGAGCAGGCGGGCACTCCGAACAATGCTGTTGCAGACGAAGAGACCCCGCGCCCACAACGGGAAGTTCCCAAAGCAGCAGTGGAACCCCCACAAGAGAAAAGCAAGAAGGCAGAGCTTTTGGACACGGTTCGTGAATGGACCGGAAAGATGGATGTAGTATCTGATTGCAAAATGGTTCTAGAGGCGTGCGAGTTTCCCACGGATGGGACGGCCACTGAACACATGGCATCTGCCGCTGTCACGTATTGCAAAAAGCAGATGGATCTGGGCAAGACTTTCGACGAAGTCTTCAACAAAGACAATGACACAGACGAGGAACCCCCGTGGTGAATGAAATGACACAGCAGATTTCGGATTCCCTTATTGCCCAACACGAAGCTTGGTGGCAGGGCATTGGTGCGGAGGATGACACCTACAAGCGTTCGTGCTTGGAGGACCACATTGAAGACGCAGAACACAAAGCCCGGTCTAGTTGGGTGACGATGGGCTGGGCTTTGCGAAAGATTCGCGACGAGGACCTGTGGAAGCCCGAGTACAACACGTTTGCTGATTACGTGCAGGACAAGCTGGGATACAAGAAGTCTTGGGCGTATGAAATCATTGACGCTGGCGAGGTCGCGCTGTCGGTGCCCATCACTGCGACCTCTCAGGCTCGCGTGCTGACCGACCTGACGCAGGAGGCGCAGGAGGCGGTCTGGGACAAGGCGCAAGAGATTGCGGCTGAGGGGGGCTCTCGCGGCGTTACAGTGAAAGCCCTGAAGGAGGCCCGAGATATTGAGTTGGGGGGACCGGCGCCCACATCTGAGCCAGAGCCTCCCGCCACCCCCGTGGACCCACCAATTGATACTGGTGTGGTGTCTTCCCGGCACGAAAGGGCCTCAGCCATGCGGGCCATGCGGGCTCAACTCAAAAGCCTCGCCGAGGAGATCATGGAGGAGGCTTCTTGTGGTGATGGCGGCCACTGGTTTGATGGCGAACAGTTTCTTGAATCTATGAAG